TACGGTAATTACACTTTGCGTGGTTTTTTCTCTACTGGAGCTACTAATTTAGGGTACTCTTATTGCCTGCCTGTTGATGACCCTATCGTTGCTGAGATTTCTTGGAGAGGAATTGTCGGCTTATGGGGGAATGCTTTCATAATTCTTCCTGAAGTAATTTATGATAAGTTTTCCTACGAATTTCATATTGAGTGCAACGGACTAAATGATTATGTTGAGTCTAATATTGGAGATAACTTCGATGGCGTATGGGGTTGGTTTGAATTTCTCCAGGGACTATACTTCCCCGCTAATGTTAGCTGGGTCTCTGTGCTTATAGCGGACTATGTGAAAATGCAGGGAAGCGATAACTATCTACACTTCTATGCAGGAGCTAACATAAATTCAGGTATTATGTTTCCTGGAATGTTTTCAGGATTGTTTAGCGACAGTCCTCCTTTTTTAACTGGTTTTCGTTTTGTAAAGGTGGTAAGATGAACGAGCTTGTTCTTTTCGTTGATAAAGAAACTTTTGCAACTTTGATGGGACCGGAAGATTTTTTGCAATTCCAACGTGATGAGCTTCCGGTGTTGTTCAATGGGTGTGGTCCAAAAGGAACGTTAGCTAAATTAATCCCTGACAGCGTTTTAGGTGTTTCTTTAAAACTCGCTTGCTACATCCATGACCACATGTATACTAAATGTACCTGTAAGGCTGATGAGGATTTAGCGGACTTAGTCTTTGGCTTTAATGTTATTTCTCTTGTGTTGAAGAGTACTGAAAATTCTTTTCTTCGGGGATTGCGATTGATGCTTGTAAGCATGTATATTCGTGCAGTTGCGTGCACTAATATGAGCAACGAATATTGGCAAGATAACTTGAAAAATTGCTTATTTGGCCCAAGATATAATGTTAGCAGATTTTTCTAGTGTGGTTGATTTTTAACCATAGGTGAATTATGGAAAGCATCAACGATTTGGATATCGTGGTGGTACATTCATACGAACCCTTTGACTGGGTTGTTCGTTGTACTAATATGCTTCCTGAAGAAAATGTTTATGTCGTTCCAGGAAAAGTCGGAAGAATAGGGGAATCTTTTGCTTATGCTTTTTCCTTAAGCGACAGAAAATATGTCTCATTTGCAAATCCGGATGATTTATACTACAACGTCCAAGCATTTAGTGTTTGTGTGCACATACTAAATGAGCGTCCAGAATGCTCATTTGCTTACACTCGAGAAAAAAGAGCGTTTGTTTCTAGTGAAAAAGAACTTCACGGAGTAATTGTTTTTCGCAACAGCCTGCTTCAGAAATACTTGCACGAAATAGTAGACTACGAGTATTGTTATGAAACTAAGCATCTTCTTTGGAGAATGCTTCAAGAAGGACCTGGGATTTTCTGCCCAATTGTCGGACGTGTTTGGAGAGACCATCCTAACCAAGCCCACAAGAAATGCAGTAAAGGTGATTTATCAAGATTTAATAACTTTCAGGCCCAGCTTAGTCTATTGACAAGAACAAACATCATCCATTATGGTGGGCACACTTTGAGGAGAATCAAATGATACAAGCTTATCGATTTCATAACTTCAAACGTGTATGGGACGTTTCTCAATATGAAGGAACTGGAATCGCTTTTGGTTCAAATGGAAATGACTGCAAAGTCACTTTTCAAAACATATTTGATGGTGCTATTTCTTTACAGTGCTCAACTGCTGATTTTGTTAGCATCGATACTACTAAATCCAAAATAACTTGTGACATTCCGGCAGGTGAGTTTGTACTGCCCGCGGGTGAGTATATGTTTTTCTGTGAGTTAATTCTTCCGACAAGAATGATAATGCTCGAGCGGACTTTTGCATTAGTTCTGATTTCTTCGGAGGGTTAGTATGTCTGACGGTGTTTTTATTCGGGACACTAAATACCTTCGTGGTCGTCCTGGTCCACAGGGTCCTGCTGGGCCTCCAGGGCCTCCAGGTCCAGTAGGCCCTCGTGGGCCTCAAGGACCGCAAGGAGAAATGGGACCTCCTGGGCCTCAAGGACCTGTTGGGCCAGCTGGTCCTAGAGGTCCGCAAGGTCCACAAGGACCTCCTGGTCCTCCCGGTCCTGAAGGACCTCCTGGACCTCAAGGTCCTCCTGGTCCACAAGGACCTCCTGGAAGTTCGCCAGAAGCGACAGTTATCCAGGACATTCTCGCGCGGCTTGCTGCGGTTGAACGAGCAGCGGCGGCTTGTAGTGGGAGCAGTGGTGGCGGAAATATTGTTTATCCGGGTGATACTGTATATGCTTCGTATACCACTTTCCAATGTGGTGCCCCACAAACCCCTTATGATGAAGGCGTCAGTATCCAGTTCGGTGGTTCAACCGGTTGCTTTGCTCCGTATTACAGAGAAATTGACGGTAATCCGAATGGTTTTTATTTAGGAATTGCTTTTCGACTGGAGCTTTCTGGTAGCGTAAAAATGAAAGCGCGTTTTAGTCGAAGTACTTATTATTATTTCTATAAAAACGGTAGTGTTGTCGGTGAAGGAGAAGCTTCTGGAGAGGACCCAATTTTTATAGAACAAATCATCGATGGGATAACTCCTGGCACTGTTATAGCCGTTAAGGCTACAAACCCAGCTCCTGCTATTGAAAGTCCTTTAGACTCTGCGCAAGTGCTTATACAATCATGAACAGTTTTCTTGAAGACCTTCTTATTGAATGCTGTAAATCAACAAAGTTGTTGGCCAAGACTTTTTTGCCTGAACGCTTTAATGCTCCGTTTAGCGCAAAACTGCATGACCCCATCTTTGAGCTTATCGACTCCGACGCGCCGCGAGTTGCTATCGCGGCGCCTCGTGGGTCGGGTAAAACTTCAATCTCTCTTGCTAAAGCTCTTCAGAGCATTCTCTTTCGCAAACATCACTTTGTTGTGTGGGTTTCTACTTCCCACGATGTTGCGACGATGCAGACTGAAAACTTGAAGCGTGAGATTCTTACTTGCCCTGAAATAAAGAAAATCTTTGGGAGTGTAAAAACGAGAAATGCCGACGAGCTGGACGAAAGTTTTTCCAAGAAATCTTGGGTGGGGTTCGATACTTTGGTACTTCCTCGTGGGTGTGGTCAGCAGGTTCGTGGCATTCTTTTTGGTTCTGCTCGGCCAGACCTCATAATTGTTGATGACCTTGAGCATCCAGAAGAAATAAAGTCCGATGAGTTGCGCTTGAATCGCAAGGCTTGGTTCTGGGCAGACCTTGTGAAGTGTACTTCGAGGTTCGATAAAAATTGGAAGATTATCTATATTGATACTCTAAAACACGAAGATTCGCTGTTGCAAGATTTGTTAGACTCTAAAGAATGGGAAAGCGTTCGTCTTGAACTTTGTGATGATGATTTGAATCCAGTTGCGCCAGAACTTATCTCAAAAGAAGATATTGAGCGTGTATACAAAGAGCACGAAGACATGGGAATGCTCGACGTTTTCTATCGAGAGTTTCGTAACTTGCCGGTTGCCACTAGCGTAGCCGCGTTCAAGCAACAGTATTTCAAATACTATGAAGAATCCGACCTTCAGGGAAAACAACTCGAACATGTTGTGATTGTTGACCCGGCGAAAACTACAAACATGCACTCAGCGGATTCCGCTATTGTTTGTGTGGGGATTGATACTAAAGGAAACGCTCTTTATGTCCGGGATGTTGATGCCAGGAAGATGCATCCTGATGAGCTTTACTCTGCCGCGCTTGATATGTGCATGCGTTTTGGAGCGCGTGTTTTAGCTGTTGAAGTAACATCTCTGAATGAGTTTATTTCTCAGCCGATAAAAAATGAAATCTCTCGTCGCGGATTGTACCATTTGGAGTTTGTTGAACTAAAAGCTCGCGGTGGAGTGAATGCTCAATCCAAAGAGCAACGTGTTCGAGCGTTGGTTCCATATTACCGCCAAGGGCTTGTGTGGCATAAGCGCGAGGCTTGCAAAGGGCTTGAGGCTCAACTGATGGCTTTTCCGCGAGCTAAACGCTGGGATATTATGGATGCGTTTGCTTATATCGTTGAGCTGTTAGATATTGGGGAACGTTACTTTGAAGCTCCGGATGAAGATGATATTTCTTTTGAAGACGACCCGTTGCTGAAGGATATCGAATACGACGAGCCTCTAACTGACTGGCGTTGTGCGTAGGAGGAAAAAATGCCTAATGTAATAACTGGAAGTTCTTACTCTCAAAATGTCTCTCAATTGAAGAACTTCAATTATGAGTATGATTATGGAGAGTTTGATTTTCGGCCAGGAAAGTCCAAGCTACACGATAAGATTGTTTCAACCGTAATGGAGCGTGCCAGAGCGGCTTATGGTGTTGTTTCAAACAGGTTTTCTTCCTGGCGAGACATTGATAAGTTGCTCACTACTTATGTGCGCCCATCAGCAGAAGATGTTGAAGTAAAAGAAAACGACCCGACGAAACCAACGACGATTATTTTTCCTTATTCATACGCCGTTTTGGAGACGTTGTTGACTTATCTTTCTGCAGCGTTTTTCCAAGACCCTATTTTTCGCTACGAAGGTTCGTCTCCAGAAGACACTCTCGGTGCGATAATGCTAGAGCTTGTGGTTCAAAAACACTGCCAAAAGAACAAAGTGGCGTTAGCTCTACATACTATGTTCCGGGATGCCATGGCTTATGGTGTTGGAGTTGTTGCTCCGACATGGGAAGTGCGTCGTGGTCGTCGGAATGTTTTGCGCAAGTCGGGGAAGCTAGATATTTTCGGCAGACTTTTTAATCGCGAACCCGTCGAAGAGGAAGAAGTAGTTCTTTTTGAAGGGAATGCGCTCTATAACATCGACCCTTATTGTGTGCTTCCTGACCCAGGCGTTTCTGTTAATCGCATTCAAGACGCAGAGTTTTTTGGGTGGGTAGAAAATACTAATTTTGTTGGGATTTTGCGCCGTGAGCAGATGGATGAGAATTACTTTAATGGGCAGTATTTACGACACCTTCTTAATCTACGCGTAGATTTTGAAAGCGATAATTCTGGGAGAAGTGAGAAAACTAAAGTCTCTCAAAATGCTCTGGCGCATGAGACTAAACAATGCCAAGTAGTCCATATGTACATGGATTTGATTCCTTATGAGTGGGGACTTGGCGATTCGACTTACCCTGAAAAGTGGCTTTTTAGTGTTGCTGCTGGCGAGGTTCTCATCCAGGCGCGGCCGTTGAACTTAAACCACGGAATGTTTCCAATTGCGATTGCCGCGCCAGATTTTGATGGATACTCGTCGCTTCCTGTTTCAAAGCTTGAGACGCAGTATGGTTTGCAGCATACGCTTAACTGGTTGTTCAACAGTCACATCACCAACGTGCGTAAGGCAATAAACGACATGCTCGTTGTTGACCCTTACATGGTGAATATAAAGGACCTACAAACGCCCGAACCAGGTAAGCTCATTCGTATGCGCAGACCTGCCTGGGGCCGCGGTGTGCGAGACGCTGTAATGCAGCTTGCAGTTAATGATGTCACACGCGCTAACATTGGTGATGCGTCGTGGATTATTAACTGGATGAACAATATCGTTGGAGTTGATGAAAGCTTGATGGGAAGTCTTCGTGCAGGCGGACCTGAACGTTTGACAAAGAGTGAGTTTCTTGGAACTCGTCAATCTTCTCTCACACGTCTTGAGCACATGGCAAAAGTTATCTCGATGCAGGCGATGCAGGATATTGCATACTTCTTCGCTTCACATACCCAACAGTTGATGTCACAAGAAACTTACGTCAATACGATTGGAGAGTGGCAAAAGCGTCTAGAACAGGAATACGGTCTTGACATCCAGCGAGGAAGGATGAAAGTTACTCCTGCTGACCTTCTTATTGATTATGATGTTGTGTGTCGGGACGGCTCAATTCCTGCAACACGCGACGTTGATATGTGGTTACAGGTTTTTACTCTAATTGCTGAACATCCTGAACTAAACCAACGCTTTGATATTGTGCGGATTTTTGATAAGATTGCCCGTGCCGGAGGCGAGAAAAACGTTCAAGAGTTTTACCGCGTGATGCCTGATGAACAAGTAATGCAACAAGCACAAGCAGGGAATCTTGTGCCAACCGGAGGCGCGAATGGACAAGTTCCTCAGCTCTAAACATGCGTTTGAAGAGTTTTTGAAATCTTCCATTTGGCAAGACATTCTTCAAGAACTTTCAACGTGGGAAGCTAGGGTAATGCAAGAACTAGCCGAGCCTACGTTTGATTTGAGCACGGGAAAGATGGCTATGGGTAAAGAAGAACGCGTGTTGTATGATGAGATGCTCAGAGGCAACCTTCAAGCCTTTGCGCGTTTTAGGCTCATCCCACACGTGATTCTTCAAATCTTAGAGGAACAAGAACAGTCTGAAAAGGAGGTTTTGCATGACTAATGAGAATCGGGAAGTTTTGGACGAATTGCAGGAAATGCTTGAGGAACCGACTCCCAGTGAGGAGGAAGAAGTTTCTGAAGAAACTCCAGTTGAAGAGCAGCCTGAGAGCCAGCATGAAGAGTCTTCACAAGAAGAAACTTCTGAAGTGCCCAAAACGTCTGAAGAAGAGGAGGACGAGCTTACTGCTCTTCGGAAACAGAACGAACTTTTGCTCCGGCGTGTCGGTGAGCTTTCTCAGCATGTAAAACCTGAACAGGAGCAGCCTACAGAAGAGCCCATAGATGTTTCTGATGAATCTCTTTTTGAAGGCTTTAAGTTCGAGGAGATTGTAGAAAGCGAAGAGTCCTTCAAGAAGTTCCTCAGCAGTTTTGCTAAGAAGGTTGTAGCGACAACTGAAGAACGTTTGTTGAGGAAACTTCCTTCGACGGTTTCTAAACTTACCCAAGAACAACTGGAGGCTAAACAAACAGCAGAAGCATTCTATCAAAAACATCCTCAACTTTCGGCCGTTCGGCCTTTTGTGGCAAAGGTAGTTTCTGTTGTCGCGAGCGAAAATCCTGGTTGGACACTTGACCAGGTGCTCGAAGAGTCTGCTAAACGAGCTTACGCCTCGTTGGGTTTAAAGCAGAAAGTGGGGAGTGTTTCTCCTAAAAAACCCGCGTTTGCAGGCCCCGCAAAGCGTGGAGTTCAACCTGAAGCGAAAACTCGACTCGAGCGTGAGCTTGAAGAATTGATGAATTTGGAGTAAAAGGAGGTTTGTATGGCAGGTTTTCTTGGAATGCGGGGAACGGGTGATTTTACGGTTGATGGTCAGCGGCCGAAAAACTGGCGGGAGATGATTCTTTATCTCTACCCGAACGGAAGTGCGCCGCTCACTGCCATTTTGTCCAAGTTGAAGAGTGAGAAAACCGATGACCCAGAGTTCAACTGGTACACTAAGATTCTCTCTCAACAGGCTGGGGCTATTACGGGGATTTTCACTGATGCGGGCCTTACTTCGGCATACACAGGCGGTGGAGTCGCCGGGGATATTCTGTATGTTCGCATGAGCGAGGATGATGCAAAAGAGTTCCGCGTCGGGCATCAGGTACTTCTTCGCGCAAGCGACAGCATCTCGGTGGACAAAAACTGCAAGGTGCTTGGCCGAACACTCAACGGAGCAAGTTCCTACATCCAGGCGCGTTTGTTAGAGAATGATAATACTTCTGGTTTTGATATTTCTGACGCTACTCGCGCGTTGGTTGTTGGTAATATCAACGCCGAAGGTGCCGGGATGCCTGATGCGATTTCGTACAACCCTGTGAAGTGGAGCAACTTCACGCAGATTTTCAGAACTCCTCTGGAAATCACGCGTACCGCTAAGCGCACGCGGTTGCGGACTGGGGATGCGTATAAGGAGGCCAAACGAGAGGCTCTTGAGCGGCACTCCATCGAGATGGAGAAGGCTTTCTTGTGGGGAGTTCGTTCTGAAAACATCGGTTCGAACGGTAAACCTGAACGCACGACGCATGGGCTCATTCAGACCATCCGCCAAGCTGCTCCACAGAATGTGCAAGACTTCCGCACATGGTCAACCGCCAATCTGAGCAGTGCAAATTGGATTGTGGACACCAACGCTGAACAGCCAGGGGAGATTTTCCTTGACGCCATGCTTGAGCAGTTGTTCCGCTACGGTGATAAGGAAAAACTGGCTTTATGTGGTAGTGGTGCTCTGTTGGCTATCAATCGGTTGGTGAAGTCTCGTGGAACGTACAACATCTCCGTTTCGACCAAAGATTACGGCATTCAGGTGACTGAATGGGTGACTGCTTTTGGTCGCATCAATTGCATTGTGCATCCGTTGTTCTCGTTCGAGCCGTCCAACCGGCATACCATGGTCATCTTTGAGCCGGCGAACTTGCGTTACCGATACATTGATGATACGACCTTCTATCCTGATGGCGAGAAGCAAAACACTGGACCTAATCGCATTGACGGAACGAAAGAAGAGTTCCTGACCGAAGCAGGGCTTGAGTACCATCACCCGATTGGTTGGGGCATTCTCACAGGAGTTGGTCTTAATCCGTAATAACCAGGTGCCCAGCTTCGGCTGGGCACTATGGTTAAAAATTGACCACAGGAGCACAACATGGTGTTGAGAGAGTTCCGGCGGTTAGTTAGTGAAATCTCTGGAAGGTATGACCTGATAAATGAAGACTATTCTAACAATGGAATTGATTTCTTTATTCGGGCAGGTCAAAAATATCTCGAAAGTGTTATTCATTGGGACAAGGCTCGTGCGGTGAAAAACTATGTTCTTCAGAACACTTCTTCTTTCATGCTTCAGCAGGTTCGCGTTGTTGAGAATGTGGCAGTTAAAAGTCCAGAAGATTCTGTGTTTAGAAACCTTGTTCGCGTACCTATACATCACGCAAGGCAATATATAAAAGAAGGCATTGATTATTCGGCTCCGTTATTTTACGTTCTATTCAGACACATTGGTCAGCTTCAATCCCCTTTGATGGCAGATTTCTTTGACAAACTCGAAGAGACTGACGCGAGTATTATAGGACAAAACTATGCCGACTGCGGTGTTTTGTTGGTTCCTATTTGGACAAGCCCACAAGAACTGCGTGTTGAAGTAACGGGGCTTTTTCGTAGTCCTACCTTAGAAGATGATGAAGATTCTAACGTATGGACTGATACTTGGAGCAATCTTTTACTTTATGCAACTCTTCGTGAGTTGGAAATTTCCACTCGAAATACCCAAGGAGCAAAAGACTGGGAATACGCGCTGAATGCCAGTCTTGTACAACTTGAAATGGATATGGTTCAGGACGAAGCACACGATGTAACTAGAATGCTCGGGTGATGTTATGAGAGAGTTTTCTGTAAGGCTTCAAGAAGTTACTAGAGGGCTATACAACACAGACTCTCCAGCACCGTTTTCGTTGTGTGATTGTTTAGGCTTGAGGCCAAGCAACGCAGGAGCGTTGATTTCTACCAAGCCAATCGTTTTTCCGCCCTTCAACATGTTTTATGACCAAGAAGTAGAGAAGGTTCCACTTTTTTGGTATGGGAGAAATTGCTTTCTGTTGTTACGAGATGCTGTTTATACTTTCAACAAAGATTATACTGTTCGAGACTTTCTGAACGTTTTCAGCGGAAGTTCTTGGCACGTTGCGGATTTTGGAGAGTATGCAGTATTTTCAAACGGGGTTTCGGTAGTTAGTTACCAAGAAGGCATTTTGCGGCAAAATCCTTCTAACCTTCCGCGTTTTGTTACGTGCTGTAATTTTAGAGGACAGTTGTTTGTTGGAGGGTTTTCCGTTCCTTGGGAAAGCGCCAGTATGGATTTTGTTGGGTGGAGTAAACCCGGAAGCGCGGATTTCACGCTTGACAAGAGCAATACATCTGGCTACGATTTCGCTGGGGTTGGTGAAGTTCTTTGTGTCAAAAATCGTGCAGCAGGCGTTTTTGTTGGTGGAACAACGGGTGTTTGCGTGTATCATCCAGTAGCCTCGCCTGTACCTGGTTTCGGTAAGGTTGTTTACGATAGCATCCCAGGAATAGCTTCCCGCAGTGCAGTTGCTGGAAGTTTGAATGATTTGTTTTTGATTGATTCGACCGGTTATTTGTGGGTTTTGCAGTATGAGCAAGCTCCTAAAAGGCTTGGTTATAGGAAGTTCTTCGAACCTATGTTGGGAACCGATATTGTTGGAACATACAACCCACAAGAACAAGCAGTTTATTTCTCTAACGAAGATGTATGTTACAGGTTTTCTGAAGAAGGTTTGTCGCGACATTGGCAGGGATTTTCTAGTCTTTGGAACGACGCTGGAACCATTCTGGGACTTTCAAAGCAGTTAGAACAACCAGGTTTTTATTTAGAGACTTCTTCCTTTGACTTTGGTTTTGGTGGGTTGAAAACTTTAACTTCTGTTGAGATTGAAGGAAGTTTTGATGAGCCCGTTTATGCTGCTTTGGATTGGAGAACTAATATCTCGCATTCGTACAGAAGAACTGTTTGGAGGCGTGTGAATAGTGTTGGTGTTGTTCGATTTCCAGTGACGGCGTATGATTTTAAACTTATTCTTGGGTCTCGGTCGCAACGCGCGAGAATTGATTCAATAATAGTCAAATACCAAATCTCGGATAAACGAAACTTCAGGGGGCAAGTGGATGTTGATTCTACTAACACCAGAACAAGTGAGCAGTAATTGGGATTTTATTTCTGCTTATGTGGTAGACGCCGGTCCCTTGGAATATCAAGCGACTGAGGATAAGTATAACAACATCCTCAATGGTATTCTCTGTGGGGATATGCAGTGTTGGGCCGAAGCAGAAGCAGACTCTAAAGGTTGGCATATTCAGGCGATTGTTCTAACGCAAATTCTAGAAAACAGTGTTGTCGGGATTAAGAATTTGCTTATTTACTCTTTGGTTGGCGTGGATGATTTGTTTGATGATAAAAAATGGGCCAGTGGTTTGTTGACGTTGGTGAAGTTCGCAAAAAGCAAAGGGTGTGCAAATATTATTGGATATACTAGCAACGCTCGCTTATTGAAGATTGCTGAAAGATTGAAAGCAGACACTTCGCAGCGTGTTGCAGTTATTCCGATAAAGTAGGAGGGCTCTTATGGGCGGTTCTTCTGGTGGCGGTAGCTCTAGCGGAAAGATTGATTATCCTGCGTATATGAAGGATTTTCATAGGGATGTTTTGGAGGAAATGCACTGGATGCTTCCCATTCCAAATCCCTATGAAGACGCGCCAGTTCCGGGCATCGCACCGGTGGAAGTGGATGGGCCAGTGATTTTAGATAAGTATACAAACTATATTGTCGCACGTCGGCTAGAAGCTTGGAATATTCCGTTTGATTTTGGGGTTGATTTTTCGTTGCATCAACCAGGGAATTATGGGCAGGTTCTTACTCTTCTTTGCTGGCTTTTGAGTCATTTAGGCCAGGAATATGACATTCCTGTTCCAAGTCAACTTTTGGACGTTTATGAGGAGCTCCGAGACCATGCAAATACTCTTCAAATGACTCCTAATTTGCATGATGAAGTTGAGTTCGAAACGTCCATCAAACCAAGTTTTCTCGCGGGGATGCGAGACATCAATGCAGTTCAATCATCAACATTCATTGTCGGTTTGTCGATACTACATGGGGTCTACGCAGCGAAAGCTGCTGAGTGGAGGCACAAGCTTCTTGAAAGCGTAAAAGCAATGCAAGTTGATTTGGCTAAAACTCATAGCACTTTGACTGCGGATATTGGGAAAGCCAACATCGAGAGGTTGATGAAAGTTTTTGAGATTTCCTCGAGCATTATTCAAACAGCCACAAGTTCCAGTGGGAATATTGATGATAATACCACTAAAGTATCTCTCGCTTTGAAGACGCTTAATGCAGAACTTTTGAAGCTGCGCGAGAGTGTTCTTATGCACCTTGATGGAAATGTTGATGCTTTGCTTGGAAAAAATATTGAGGTTGGCCGTTTGCGTGTGGTTGCAGGGTTTGAGCAGTCTACACTTCGCCAAGATTATATGGAGAAGCGCTATAGGTGGAATATTGAAAACTATCAACACATTGCAAACATGCTTGCGGCTATTGGTGGCGGTACGGCTATGAGCGGGAAAGTTCCAAGCAGGTTTCAATCCGCTCTCGGTGGCGCGTTGAGTGGTGCGGCAGCAGGAGCTATGATGGCTAGCGGAACAGCCGTTGGCGGTCCAGTCGGGGCTCTCATTGGCGGTGTTCTTGGTGTTGGAGCTTCTTTGTTGTAATGGAGGTGTAGTATGTTTGGTAAAGATGGATTGACGGGAATGTTTAACGACCCTGGTTTTATGCGTTTCTTGGCACAACTCGGAACAGGGTTTGACCCAGAAGGCGCCGGTGGTATTATTGGGCGTGCGACTGTTGATTCGATTGAGAGTCAACAAGCGGGTAAAGTTGCAGCTAAACAAGACCAGCGTTGGTCCGCGATACTGGATGCTCTCGCCAAAGGTAATGTTTCATCGGCTACGATGACTGAAGGAAAGAATGGGACAGTTTTTAAAGTAACAGGTCCTGGAAAAGAGCTGGGAAGTTTGAACGAAAATCAACAGCAGGCTCTTCCTTCACTTTCACAATCTCAGGTGCAAACTTCTCCCTCTCCCTCTCCGATGGTTGGAGAGTTTCTCAACCAATTTTCGCAAACTATGGCAGGAATGCTTAGCCAGTTAGGAGTTCTGAAATGATTAATCCAGAATTTGCCGCAGCGTATAAAGCTAACGTTTTTACGCCAAGTGATTTTTCTGGACTTTCAGCACAACAGATTATTTCCATCATGGAAATTTTGACTAAGGACCGTTCTACCATGATGGACACTGCTCAAGCAAACGCGGAGTTTGGACAACGAGAAAGGCAAATGCAAATGCAGCAAGAGCAGTTTGATAAGAACTTTAATCTTCAACAACAGCAGGCGATTCTTCAAGGGTATAATACTCTTGTGAATGCTGGTTTGGGGTTGGCCCAAAAGCAAATTGCGGAAAAGCAATTGCACCTCGAGGGAGCCAAGTTTGGGCTTGAGAAACAAAAATATTTGGAGAACAAGAAACTGCTTGATAGCTTGCAGGGAATTCAAGTGCCCCTTCCATTCACAGATAAAGAAGGAAAGCCTTCTAGTATTTCACTTGGCACTGCTATGATGATGGGTTCAGGGACTCTTGAGCAGCTCATTAAGCAGGGATTTGCTAGTAAGGCTTCCTCCTTTGGGCTGGACCCTGGAGAGCTTTTTGGAGTTTCAAGTGACGACGAAGAGGGAGGCAGTGTTCCTGGTATGCCGACTGGTGGAAAAGGTAAGGTAAAAGACCTCCTTCCAGCGGTTATGTATCAGTACTTCCTTCTCATGGGACATGACCCGGGGACTGCTATTGTTGGGTCAACACTTCCTTTACCGACGCCGCATGAGGTTAGAAAAGTCTTAATCGACAACAACGTTATTAACCCAACCATGTCACAGGAAGAACAAGACAAGAAAGTCGCCGAAACGATGGTTGGGAACCTCAACGCTATTCAGTCCTTCATGCGAGCTATGCAGGGTTCGGTAGAAGAGAAGGCCCGTGTACAAAAAGCTATAGAGAATGCAAAAACTTTTGGGCTCAATCCTCCCACACAAGGCGTTGAAGAGACTGTTACAAACAGTTCGAGCAACAATTCTCCGACACAAAAAGGGCCTAACTTCCAGAACATTGCTGCACTTGAAACTGCGCTTACGGAGCAAGAAAAGAAAAACTTGGCGAAGAAAATGCCTGATATTTTTAGGTATTCTGAGCAGCAGAAAAAGTACGTTCTTCGCCCGAATGCTTTGCTTATTTTGGCAGAGAATTTTGGAAAGGGAGCTTCGGACTTTGCATCAGGTGCTGCTGGAGATATGAGAAACCTTGTTGCAGTTTTGAAAGAAATGGCGAGAGAGGATAGTTCCAAAAACGCCACGACAGCTCAGTATATGCGGGATGTTATACTGCGGTGAAAAATTAACCATAGGTGAGGCTGTATGTTCGAACATCTGAAGTACAATGAAGACTTCAAGAAGCTCAACGAACAAGACAGGAAAAATTGGTTTGACCAATACTATACAAACAACGTCTTGCCTGTTGTGATGAAGGAAAATCCAGATAAGGCGCAAGAATACTATAATCGCCTGTACGGAGTTTTTGTTGAGGATACGAAGAAAACTCCGTGGGAAGCTTTTCGAGATGCTTCGCTTGACCTTCTTGGTGCACCAGGAAGGGTATTGCTTGGAGCAGGAGAGGCTGCTAACGAGGCTCTGGCCGCAGTTTCTCCTTCTGGGTCTGCGGCTGAGAAGTATTTTCTCGACTCTGCTAAAACGCTTGATGAGTTGCAGAAGCGGTTAGTCGCGGATGCCGATATGGCGGACCTACACGAAACAGTCGTTTCAGGATTGGGGATAAACTACTTCATGGGCCGGACGTTGTTTGCGTACTCGCATTTTACGTCTCCGGGTGTTCAGGCGGTAACTAAAGCTCCCTTTACAAAAGCACTCTTTACCAAACCCGTGTACACTCCAATGCAGGCAGCGTTGGCAGAAACGGCAGGAAGAATAACGGCTTTCACGGGTTCTATTGGGGATTTGGCAGTAACGTCTGTTATGGATAGTTACGTCTCCCCTTATGTAGACAACAAGGATTGGTCACCATCTACCAAAGAAGCAGCTAAGATTGCTGCGTTTTTCACGCTTGGGTTTGCTAGTGGTTTTGGACCTGAACAGTTTCTCGACAAAGCTTTGAATAACCCAACGTATCATAACATTCTTGAGAATGCTGCAGAGCGCGCAGTCAAGGGGTTTGAGGATATTCCAGAGAGTTTTTGGGATGCTCTAACTCCACAAGAAAAGATAACAGTCGCGCTTGAAAAAACAGGAGTTTTTAACAAGATTGCCGCCGACGTAAATGACCCTTTGTTTACAGAAAAAACTAAAACAATCGTCGAGGATTTATTACAGAAACCAGAGCGAGACTTTGAGGAAGGTAAAGAACTCGTCAGGCAGCATCTCCAAGAAGAAGGGCTTATGCAAAAAGTCGCGGAGATGTCTGAAGAAGAGTTTGAAGAATTTCTTGCGCTGAAAAAAGAGTATGAGAATCTTTCTGCCGAGGACGCGGCTTTTGAAGCCAAGTTGAATAGACAACTTGAAGAGGAAGAAGAGCTGTTAAAGCAGGAAGAAGAGCAAGCACTTGCGAAACTTGAAGCTGATGCACAAAAGCAGGTTGAAGATGTAGAACAAAAACCGATTGAATCTAAAGAACAGAAACTTCTCGAGCAGGAAGAACAAAAGCTTGAAGGAGAAGACGCGCCTGGAGTTGATGAAGGCACTACAAAATCGGTTGAAGAAAGGCTGCACCAAGACGACCAGAAGACAATTCTTGAGCCGGAAAAGAAAGAAATCCCTGAAATCCACAACAAACCTGAAGCTGTTGTGGATGCTAATCTAAAAATCCACGTGCGGTTTTCGGATGATGCTAGACCGTCGCAAGCGCAAAAGGACCTTCTTTTGTCTGCGGGTTATTACAACCGCCAGAGGAAGATTTGGGTACTGGAAAACAATCCCAAAAGCAGAGAGATAATTAAGAAGGTTTACGAACTTGCTGAAGCTACACAAGAGAACGAGGTAGCTAAGATTGGACCGATGGGCACGCGCAAAGTTGTCGATATGCCCGAAAAGATTTTAGTTACTCAATTTGGTGCAGAGCCCACGCAATTCTTGCGTACAGGCGATGGGCAGTTTTATTACATTCGTTTTTCAGACAACGCAAAACCTTCTAGTGCTCAACGAGCGTATATGAAGTTGCACAAGGTTTTGTGGAACAGCCAAGCAAAAGGTTGGTATGGACAGGCTACAGAAAACACTAAGCGTGTTTATGAAGCAGTTAAAGCTATGGCTCAGGGGATTCTTCCTAAAGATGCTACTGAAGAAATTAGGAATCTCTTCTTTGCTGAGCAAGTGGCTAAAAAGAAAGTTTTGGAAGTTCCTACTGCGCCAAAAGAAGACGTGCTTGAAGGATTACCGGAAACGGCAGACCTTGATTTTTCTAAGGTTGACCTTCCAGTCAAAGAAGAACCAAAAAAGAAAATTACCGCTGAGAAGCAGGCTCCAAAAGAAAAGCGCAGTAAAACAATAGCATTCAACTCCAAGAACCATTCTGAAGTTGTTAAACTATACAACGCAATAAATGGTACGACAGTCAAGGCTTTTAGAGCCGAACCTCATGAGGTGAAAAAACTTCTTGCGGCTGCATATAATTTTGCTAACCCTGATGATTACCGCCCACTGACTGAAGCCGGGATTAAGCAAACACTCAAGGCCATCGAAGTTTTGGAGAGCTCTCTTGAAGGAACGCTTCCGGTGAAGGGTGTTGAAAACTTTCAGGCAGGGATTACTAACCTTGTCAGAGCAAAACTTCTAACAGAACAATCTGCAGAGGTTATTCGTAGAGTTTTTGACTCCCTCCCGCAGAATAATCATGCAACTATTCGAGCAATACAAAACGCGTCAAGTTTTTATGACTTCATCCAAAACGCCATTGGTATTTCGGACCCGCTACAGTTGTTCCACGAAGTAGGCCATTGGGTTTGGTGGAATGTTCTTGACGCAAGCCATAGAATGAAGTTTTTCGAAACCATCCATTCAAAGTATAAAACTAAAGAAGCCTGGAGTTCTTTGTGGGAAGTGCGTAGGATGTTTTTACAAAACTACGCAAAACTCAACAAGAGGGGTCAGGATAAATTAAGAGAACAGCTTCGTCAAGTGGGTTCTTTGACAGAGCTTTATGCAGACCTTTTTAGACAGTATGTTTTAACCTATCAATTGCCTGAAAAGGAAGCCCAAGAAGTTATTCAAGAAGGCCTAAAACATGCTGGAGTTTTGTTGGATGCTTTGCGTAAGGAAATCCCAGAGCACCTCCATGAGTTTTTTGACCGCGCGTTTCTGGCTCCGAGAAGTGCTGCAATTACTCAAGACGTAGCAGATGACCTTCTTGACATATTGAAAGAAAGCCCTCTTTACGTGAATGCCGATGAGTTTGCAAACACACTCAAGGAGTTCGTCGGTGATGAAGGCGTAATAGGGCCTATAAACGACCGCTTGTTGTCGTATTTACAAGAAAAGGTAAATGATAGCAGTGAGAACTTCCTGGAGCGCGCATTTGCGGATGTTTATACTGATGTGTTGTTCTTTATTCACGGCAGAAGAACACCTGAAGAGGCGGCATTTGTAGGACAAAAAATAATTGCTCTTGGGAATCACTTCACTCCAGAAGGTCAAGCGGAAACCATAAAGAAAATATTGGAGTATGCCCACAACTCGGATTTTGCGGTCACGAAGAAACAAGTAGAGGATATCTATAAGTTTTACAAAACGAACTACGAGCACGTCAAGGATTTGTTTCTTCTGACACGAAATACCGTTTTGGGTGGAAGCGGAGCAGGCGTCACGCGAGATGGGATAGTTTTTGATTGGATGCAGGTGCTTTCTAAGCAAGCCAAACAAGAGATGGTGGAATACTCTGACGAGCTTGCGCATTCGAAGGATTATCATCAGTATGCAACACCAGCTCCAAACCCGTCAAATGTTATTGCTCGCTGGAGATGGATGCCGCAGTTTGTTAGCTTCCTGTTGGGGTTTGATGTGGATGACCAGCACGGAATTCCCGTTCCGTTCACAAACGTTAGGGTTAATTGGAATCCAAAAACATGGGCAATGCGGGGTGGGCCTTTGTTGAGTGCCTACGATATGTTCGGGCCGACGTTGAGGTACGCCGCAAAAAATGCAGCAATAAAGCGGTGGCAAAAGCTAGATTTGGACACCCAACTGATGCTCGAGAACAAATGGAGGAAGCTCGTCAAAAATGAAGCGGTAAGAGCGTTTTTGCCTAAAAGCGGTCTTTCGGAGGATGTTTACAAGTTAACGCTTGAACGCTTCAAAACAGAGAATAGGGTTAAGCGTAACTTTGCTAAGCTAGCGAGTAAGTTGAATGAAACCCTTCCAATTGAAGAGCAGAGGCTCATTGGAAGTATAATTTCAGATGAACCTGGGTTTAGCGTAAAGCAGTTGAGTCCTGAAGGTAAGGCTGCATACAAGCTCATCCAGCAGTTAGTAGAAGAAACTAATCAACTGCTAGTGAATGCAGGTATTCCAAAAGAACTGTTGGAAAGCCGTGGGATGGAGATTATTCCTTTGGCGTTCGAGAAAGAACTCAAAGCCATGTTCTCTGGTGGGCTAGAAAAGTATGCACAAATCACTAAATACCAACAGCTTTTTACGGATTTCCTCATCCCACAAGGGTTTGTAGAAAAGTGGAAGAATAGTGACTATAAAACTTCTGCTCTCATCGCTGCGTTTGATGCAGAGGGGATTCCACTTGAACCTGGGGCTAAGTTTATTTACGACCCTGAATTGGTTGGTCTGGGGATTGCACCCGTTACAGCTAAAACGGATTTGAATAAACACGCAGGGTTTGTGTGGAAGGTTTTAGAGTACGACCCGGACAAAATGAAGTTGGTTGTCCAACGTCCATATACAGAGTTCGAGAAACGAGCTCTGAAGGCAGAGACTTCAATTGTGCCTCGCTTGGTGGAGTTTAGCAAGAATGTCAGTAAGTTCATCGCACGGGCGCAGCTGTTTGAAAAGATTGGTTCTAATCCATCCTTGGCGCTTGATTTGGATTCGATGCTAAAAGCAGGGATTATTGATGAAATCCAGTACAATGAATATGTGCATCAGTTGTTGACTAAAGGCTGGGAAAAAGTTCCTGAGACAACTACTTCGCTCGGCATCAAGCGTTTTGGAAAACTTTCAGGTCACTTCGTACATCCAGAAGTTATGTATGCTTTGAAGGTCGTTACGAGCGGGCCAGTTTTTAATCCAGTCCTGCACACAGCCATCAAATCATACAAGAATGCAATAGGGCTGTGGAAGATTGGAAAAACTGCTTATCAGGTCACTACGCATGGAATTAACTTCTTGGGCAACAACATCATGTGCGTGCTTGATGGAAGAAATCCCTTGGCAGTTATCAAAAACGGCGTGAAGGAAGTGCTTAGTAAAGGTAAGTACTACAGAGAAGCCGTTGATGAAGGTTTGTTGGATTCCAACGTGTTGTCTGCCGAAGTGGATTTGGTCAATTGGTTGAAGAGCGTAGAGAAAACCCAGACGAAACATCATACGGATGGTTTCGTCAAGAATATGGCGGAATGGTTTAGAATGATTGGAAGAGGGACTAAGAAAGCTCTGGCTGCTCCAATCAAAGCATATGAGTTCGGGGACCAGTTGTTCAAAGTTGGAGTTTTTATCCAAGAACGTATGGCTGGAGCTTCAACGGCCGACGCTATGGAAGCAGCGAATAGGTTATTCTTTGACTATCGCGATGTACCGAAAGGGATTAAGTTCTTGCGAGATTCTGGGATTATTCCGTTTGTTTCGTATACATATAAACTAATCCCGCAAATGATTTCGTTTGCCAAAGAGAACCCGCACCGTCTGATGGCGTTATTGTTTCTTGCAGAATCCTTCCATAACATCATGCTTGCAGAAACCTTCGGGGAAGATTGGAAGGAAGCTAAAAAGTTTTTACAAGAAATGGCTCCAAGCTGGATGAAGCGCACGCTTTATGGGACAGGTGTGGTTGGAGCAATTCCAACAAAAGTGGAGAAAAACGAACGAGGGGTTAGTTATGTAAACTACCTGGATTTTTCACAAATCTTTCCTGGCGGTACGTTCTTGAATGACGGAGGGATTTTAGGAGGATTCCCTTTCGGAATCAACCCGATAGTCAGCATTCTATATGGGTTGTCTGCAAATAAGGATGCAGTTCTCGATGAGACGATTGCTCCGTTTGACAAGAAAGCCGCAGGAGCATTTGGAGAGAAGCTGCCACCAGAACTGGAAGCAGAAAACGCTAAAGCCCGCTTGAAGTTTATTATGAGGAATCTTTTGCCTAACCTTCCAATTTACAGCGGGGCTTATAGTTATGAACGCCTTGGACAGGCGCTTGTAGGTTCCGGTGTAATCTCAAAAGAAACTGGGAATAGGCTTGGATTTACAGGCGTGGATTACTACGGAACGCCAATGACAATGGGGGATGAGCTTTTTAGGTTTGTTACTGGTATAAAGAACAACAGGCTGTATTTTGGTGAGGAGATGGCCCGTCGCATAGATAAAATAAAGTATGGCATCAAACAATCGAAGAACGTTTTCAAGCGTCGTGCGCAAGATGCCAGAATTTCTTCTGAAGAACTCCAGAAAGAAGCCGAGAGGATGCAGACGGTTACTCAAGCTCATTATCAAGAACTTGCTCGTCTTCAGAAGGTCGCCGAAAAAGCTCGAAAAGCTCTTTCTCGCCTGGAGAAAACGCATTAAGTTTTTCGATGAGGTCGAGGACCTTATAAACGCTTCGCAAAGCTTCGGCAGGCTGACTAACGCCAAGCAGTGATAGTAACTGCTTGGCTTGGTCGTTCCAGTATGCGTGGTCATCGTGAGAAAAGTCCGACGAGAGGGAGGATTCAAGGTAGTAGTAACAAACTCCCTCTTTTCGGCCTTTTAGAACTTCCATCATGTCACCTTCGTGCGGCAAGTCGCACAAAAGCGTATGAAGAGTGTCAGTAAGAAGCTCTAAAGACATTTGATGTTCTCCTATGGTTATTTTTTCACCAAAGATTTCACATAAACATTTCCACTCGCGTCGCGTACGAGAGAAACAAAACCGCCTGCTCGAAGGGTCTGTAGTATGTGCTGCATTCTGTTATCATCTGCGTCACAGTAGAACTTAGCCATAAGCTCAGAGTATTCCATTGTCCCATGGGCAGTTATTTCATGGAGAATCGACTGCACAACGTCGGCATCATCCAGACGGCCCATTCCTGCAAAAACGTTTGGCATTTTTCTTTCGGCTTCGGTTAGGTATTGTAGCGCTGTCTTGAAGTCATCACCAGTTATTTCCATTGTGCTTCGTCGACTCGCAGAAATGATGATTGAAAGTTTCATCACATGGTTTGGTCGGCGCTCTGCATATCCTCCAAATCGAGGGTCGGTAAAAGGATATTTTTGAGCGTCGGTAGTATACCACTCTACCCAATTGGTCAGAAAGTCTTTTGTTACTCTAAAAGGTCCTCTCATTGAGTGGATTTGTTCAAGGTCGTGGAGCAATTCTCGCTTTTTCTTTGCCGTTTCTTCAGAAATAAACGGCGCTGGACACAAGCGGCCTTTGTTTTCCTCGTAAATGAAAATGATGCGGGAAGTCAACCCGCCGCCAATGGCGTCAAGCGGCAGCGTTGAGCGAATCAATTCTGGGGTCGTGGCTCCAAACAAGTTCACCCAAACGCCCCAGATTTCGTCAGTGGAAGAGGTTTTAGTTCTGTATGTCCACTTGTTGCGACAATCGTACCAGTCAGTCAGGTCTGACATCAACTGATGGTTGTTGTAGCCGAGAAAAACGGTAAGCTCGGGAGAAATGATTGTTAATGAGCTGTGGGTGTCCAGGTCGCCAGATGGTGTGGGGTCACTCCTGCGGGTTTTGTTGAGGGCTTGGATTAGAGCTTCGCGTGTAGTAGCTTCGGCTGCCAGGGGGATTTGAAGAGATTCTGCAAAGTCCAGGTAAAAACTTACGGCTGTCCCCTTCCGGGCACGGCCAGAAGGGGCAACCAAAACGATGTACATGTTGGGATAAAAAACTAACGGTCCCCACTGAAGAAATACTTTTCTTTGAAGAGCCGCTGCAATCAGAGAAATCCCACACCAGCGATGAAAACTTAACGGCGGCTCACTTATTTCACAGCAATATTTTACGTACTCATCAAGCCAATCGCTTAGTTTTCGTTTTGCCATTAGTTATTCTCCGCTACAAGGGATTGGTAGTTTTCTTCCAGCAGCTTGGCGAGTTCTTCAATGGATGCTGGCCAATGCTTGTGCTTGATTTCTTTGCCCGTCCGCTTGTTCATGGTCAAGCCCATGGAAAGGTCGGCGGGGATTGAAAATGTGCGGCCATAATGGGTTTGCAGCGGGGTTTCCAAGCTGGCTTTGATTTGGTGCAGCATGCGGGCATGCTCCAGCCATGGCACAGCCAGCGGGATTTGGAAGCCAATTGAATCATGGACTTGCACCAGCAATTCAAGTGGGCGGAATTGGCGCTGGTTATAGTAAATGTAATTCAGCCCGCGTTCGTTTATAATATCACCAGTTGTTCCTTGTGGGATACATGAATAGGCTTCTTTGAAAAGCGAATCACCCCATGCGTCAAGAAAGGTTGTTTTACGACCCATGAGGTTAGTAATCGTCCTATTTTCTCGCAAGCACTGCTTGACGTAAGCGTGGTAGTTTTGACGAACCCCCGGGTAGGCTTTGTGGTAGGCTTCAACGATGAACTTGGCATCGCTTTCGGGCATTTCGTAGTAAAGTGCAAACGACCTATAGCCAAGGTCGTAGTTCAATCCGTGGTTAGCTCGTTTGCCCCAATCACGTTCGGATTTTCCGTCGTTGAATGGAGAAGAACCTGGTTCGTCGGAAACTTCATCATAAGGCTTCTTGAAGATAAGTGCTGCGGTCAGTTTGTGAACGTCCTTTCCAGTTTCGAACGCGTCAATCATTTCAGGAATGTTTCCAACATAGGCGACGATTCTATTCTCTGCCTGTGAGAGGTCAAAGGCATAATAAACAAACCCCGGGTCAGGAAGGAAGTACTGCAAAATCTCGTGCGGGACGTTTTGCATGTTCATTCCTGTACCGAAAATGGAAGTCGAGGAAGACAGCCTAGAGAAGCGCGTTCCTACAGGGTTGTAAGAACAACGCATTCTTGAGTCGCTATCAACCTTCGTGAGGTCCAAGTAAGTAGAGATTAACTTCCGCCGTTTTCGGATTTCCAAAATGATGCGCGCTTCGTCACAGCCCTTTCGGGCCAGGCGTTTTAGCGCCAGTTTATCAACTGAAAGGCCTCCGCTTTTGGAGACGTAAGGCTTGAAACCTTTTTTGATGTAAAAGTAGTCTTTTAGTTGTTTTGGAGAGTTTGCGTTTAACGGCTGTCCGGCGAGTTTGTTCAATTCTTCCTCGAGCTGTAGAGCTTCGGCTTCAAGTTCTGCCGCTTTGTTTTTCATTCCCTCAACGTCAACAAGAATACCTCTTTCTTGCATGTAAATCAACGGTTCAATCAATAACCGTTGGCGCTCATAGGTAGAGGTATTCTTCTTCAAGGAAAGTTGTTCTAGCTGCTTCTCAAAAGCTTCAAAACAAGCAAGCGAATCAAGAGCGTTATAGTTCCACAACTGCTCCCAGGCCCCGCCAAGTTTGAACCATTTCTTTCCCTCATCTTTGTAGTATGGAAGGTCTGTCCAAATGGAAGTTATGAAGTCTAAACCTTTTGGATAATCACCCATGAGAATCTGCTGAGCAATCATCGTATCGTCAAGGTTTTTAGTTAGAATACCATAACGACGCAAAAGAAAGTGCGCGTCAAATGATACGTTCTGACCGAGTTTTTGGATACGCTCATCTTCTAAGATTTCTGCGATGAGGCTCCAAATGGTCGTTTCTTGTTCAGGCGAGAAGTAGTCTCCTTTATGACTAACAAACGGTATACATAAAGAGAAAGTTTTGGATGTAGCAAAAGAAATACAAGAGACCTGTTCGTTGTATACTTCAATGTCAAAGGCTACACGAAAATCCGGCTGGCCGCTTTTCGAACGAATGCTTTCAAGAAAGGATTTTACTTCCTCAAATGTCGGGGTGATGACTATTTCACGTTCAAGCGGAAAGTAATTGCCTTCGATAATTTTCTTGACTTTTCGCAAGTCGAAAATGATAAGATGCTTGTTCAAGTATTGGCACTTCGGCGGAAGGATTGTTGCAGGATGGATTATAGGAACAATCGGAATGTTTAGTCCTGGGATTTCACTTTTTAAAACTGACCCTCTCCATTTAGTAATGCCCGTTCGTCCAGTTAGCGCCCACAACGCGACATTACCGCATGCGACAATGCACTTACATTTCGGACCAAGAGAAAGAAGTTCTTCTTCAAGTTCTTGTAGATACTTCTTTCCAGCGTCCGAAACGACAGGCGCGCTTCGAGTGAATTCAATGTATTGATTGATGCTAGAATCGTAGTCTTTTATGACATTCGTGATGTAAGCGTCGTTTCGTGAAAGCTGGGCTGCGGAAATGCAGGCGGTTAGTTCCGTTCCAGCAGGGCCGGAGAACGGCCGACCCGACATTACTTCGGTTTTACCTGGCTGTTCTCCGACAATCGCCCAAGTGCATTCATCCCTCATACCTTCAGGTGAGACGTAAGTCATGCGCATTAGTCTTCTACCTCCTCTTCAGGGAACTCTTCTGCGATGGTTTGAAGGTAACCGTTTCGGTAGTCTTCTGAAAGGTCGTAACCGATTGCCCGCCGGCAAGACTTCCAAGCTTCGATTAGTGTACGGCCTGAACCGGCGAAGGGAACGACTACCTGAGAACCTTCGGTAGAGAAGATTTCTAAAATCTCACGCATTAGTTCTGCGGGTTTTTCCGTTGGGTGTTTTTTGAATTGTGCTGGAACGGGGTCCTGGTAGAACACATTCAAACAACCGCGTTTGTTTAGTTCTGCTTCAAACGATTTGCAAGCGTAAAAGAATGGTTCGTAGGCGGACGCCAAATAGCGTTTTGGCATATTGGTTTGGCCGTTTCGCTTTACCCATACACAAGGTTTTTTGTGAACAATAAAACCTGCGTTTTCTAAGAGCTCAAGCAAAGAACAGTGCCATGGGTCAGGCGCGTACCACAAGATGAGCCACGTTGTAGGTTTGGAAATCCTCGAACATTCCGCAAGAAGTTCTTTCATGAAATCCAAGTAACTTTCTTGAGGGATTTCTTTGTATGAGCACAACACCGGTTTGCCTTGTTTCCAATCGCGATTGTCCATCAAGTCAATTCCATACGGCGGGTCGATTTCTATGAAATCCGCAAAACCGTCTGGGAGTTTCTTCAACATTTCGAGACAGTCTCCAATGATGTAGGAGTTTTCTGCCTCAACGGCAAGACGACTTTTCTTGTAGCGTTTCTTGAACTCTTCTGCGGCACTTTGGCGGATGACAGTTTTGGTCAAGCGCTTTAGTTGACGTCTGGCTTCGTTTTTGTTTTTGAACGATGTCCAATCGATTTCGGGGAATTGCTCGACAGTTTCCGCTAAAGAGATGTCCAAACTTACGTTTGAGTGGGATTCGTTCAGAAGCTTAGCAGTATCTCTCAATGACCAACCGGGAGCATCTGGAGCGGTTGAAGTTTTCTTCCCGTGCATCAATTGGCGCATGTGGTGGATTTCCCGCTTCAGGGCGCACTCTTCAAGCCACGTCATGTCCTTGCGTTGGATGTTTTCTTCCAACTCAATTTGACGCATCAGAAGGTCAGACATCTCGCCTTCGTAGACTCGTACTGGAATTTCTTCCATTCCGAGGGCTTTGCACGCGCGATAGCGACGTTCACCCGCAAGGAGAAGGTACTTACCATTCCCTAAATCCCGAACGGCAATCGGAGTAATCAACCCGTTTTCTTTGATTGACTCCATCAGCTCATCGAGGTTTCCAAAGTCTTTGCGGAAGCGTTCTTCCACCAAAATATTGGAGAGTTTACATTGCATCTAAAAGCTCCTTCAAGGTTAGAAGTTGGTCATTAGACATACGAGAGAGTTCGTTTGTCAATACGTTTTTCTTCTTTCTCGTGGGCTTTTTCTCTCGTTGTTCTTTTTGTACCTCGCGTCGGGCAGTCCGAATCGCGAGGACACAGTTCAACCTCTCACTAAAATCCATTTGCGTGAAGCTTGGGATTAGTAAATCATTGATTGTCGCCATCTTGTAGCTCCTTGAAAGCAGGGAAGTCTTCTAACTTTACAGCACGAGCCATTAGTGCTCCAAGGGCCTTGTCGGGGTTTTTTCTTAGAATAGCAACTAGGTCTTCACACAAAATCCGGATGATGTGAGACTTTACGCCCCACGGAAGGAGTTTATTCAGCTCGTTGTGAAGGTCTTCTGGAAGCTCCACAATCAACCTTGGGGAGGATTGGATAGTTTTCATGCGTACTCCTTGAAATGAAAGCTCCACAGAAGGTGGGGAGGAACCTTCTGTGGAGCGGTTAGTTATGGTTTGCTAGAACGGAAGCTTATCCGCCGGCTTGCCCCAACGTTTTACGTAGTTTTGTTCACCATACTGTTCGTTCTGCTCAACACCCAGAATGGCCCAGCCTTCCATGCCAATCCATTCGGAGGTGTCGCCATTATAGGGAAGTCCAAAAGCATCCATGAACATCTTCAAGCGATACTTGGCGTTGTTCAGACGCTTAGGGTCCATGTTTTGGTTTGGGAGCGGGAGGTAGTGGCTAAAATCCGAAGCACCAACCTCGCCAAGAATCTCAAAGCGGGGCATGAGGTAGGGATTGCCGTTCTTGTCCACACCTTCGCGCACGTCGATAATGCGGAGCTTGTACTCGCCTTCGCTGACAGCACGGGGCTCAACCACATCATCAAAGTTCATTTCCAAGAAAGACATAAAGACCTCCGTAAGGGTTAGTGTGTTGAAAAATTAACCATAGTTCCCAGCCACTTCTAGAGGTTATTCAGATTTGTCTTCGTAGTTCTTACCTCCTTTTTTTAGTAAATATTTCAAGTCTGGAAGTTCAAACTTCTCGAAAGTTCCTTTGCGGCCCATTCTTGTGCGGGCCATGTAGGTAGTACATGCCTGCGTTTGGACCCGATACTCGGTACCGCGAGAAGTTTCTTTTGCGATTGCGTGGTAGATTTCATCAAACAACAACGGGATGCGATGGGTTAGTTTACCCGTCAGCAACGGGGCGGCAGTAATCTTGCCCGTTATTTCGTCCTTATCCGCCTTTTGGTGGGCCGTGAAGACTACATCACAAGGAAGAGCACAAATCACCTTCATGGCGTTTTCGAGAAGCGTCATTTGTGGGAGGTAGTCGTTTTGTTGTGGGACGCCGGCCGTTCTTCCCGCACGTTTCAACACAACGTTCATCGCCGCAGATGACCACGTCGTTGCGGAGTCCAAAACGTACGTCCCGATGTGCTTGAAGAAACCACCTTGAAGGAGGCGCTCAAACTCTTTATCCCACAACTCAAATGCTGTTGGGCGTTTTGGGTCTTCTCGCTCAAAACGATTATCCACTATCACGAGGCCGGATTGGATGAGTTTTGGGTCAATGGACTCCGTCCCGCCTGGGTCGAAAGAGTGCACCAAGCACGGCTTGCGGCAGGTTTCAACTGCCATTGTGGTTTTTCCCGTTCCAAGGTCCCCGTAGATGAGGAAGTTCACCTTCCCCGTTTGTGGGGCTTCCTTGTACATGTTTTGAAGTTCTTCCACAGTTTTCTTGAAATCCAGCGTCATAAGAAACTCCTTACCATAATGTTATTCAATTGTCAAGCCACTTACACATCCATTTGGGTTTTACTTGGAAGGGTTGTCGGGTCCCAGTGGCGAACAACTAACCCAAGCGGAGGTTGGTAGATGTAATCCCAGGGGTTAGTTTTCACTGAACAAAAATCCAAAAAAGGACAACCAAAGTATTTCGTACACGCCTGAGGGTTTTTAGGAAAAGCCATCATGATAGAGTCTTTCCTTCGGTATTCATGGGCGAGAAAGTCCATTTCTTGAACGATTGCATCATAGTACCACTCCGCATGGGCAAGCCATTCTTGCATTTGAGTAGGCGTTTTCAAAACAGGCACACGGATGAACTTTGTTTCCTTGTTTGTGAAAGCTATTCCGTTTATGACTACCTTTCGGACCCTCCGGTCAACGGCGAAGCAGTAAAGCACGTGAAGATAAACTCCAACCTGGAAGGAGTTTGTCCATTGGTCTATCCATTGGCGATTGAATGCGGAGTTTTTAGTTTTATGCTCAAGGGAAAACAGTTCATTGGTTTGAAAGTCTTCACAAATGGAATCCATTCGGAAGTGTAAGAACTTTCCTTCGGCAATGTTTACCCTACCCGCAATCTCTACGTGGAGAGGCCGGAAGTTTTGAAGGTCGTTCTTGTAGAAAGTACAGTAGTCAACGAGGGCACGTAAAGCATTTTCTGGCGTTTTTGGTGCAAACAAGCTGTCAGTTTCTTCTGAAAAATGTTTGCGATAAAGCGTAAGAAAAGCGTCGTACGCCTTGGCGATGGAAGATTCACCATAACCCTCGAGGAGAAGAACTTCCATCGCCTCGTGCCAAGCCTGTCCGAAGATAAGATGGTTATTTGGGCGTTCGGACTGCCACCCCAAAATATGAGAGTAGAAGAACTGTCTTGGACAATCCAAAAAGACATTTATTTTCGATGCGTCAAGCACATTCAATGCCTCGACAGTTGGAAAGCCTGCATCCGCAAGTTTTTTCGTTGCCCACTCGACCGTTTTCATGATAACCTCTCGACTTGTTTTGCTATTTCCAGGTCAATGATAGAAACATAAACAGGAAAGCGTGGAACCTGCCGGTCTTTTGTGAGTTCTTGGTACTTTACCAAAGCGTACCTTCCAGGAAGGCTTTCACGCTCTTCCCACAAACGAACGCGGTCCTCTCGCGAGAACCCAGTTCCGACGTTGAAATAGTTTTTTCCGTCATAACAGACAAGCGCCCCGAGGGATTGCTTGCCGTTTCCGAACTTGTCTATTTCTTCCAACGCTCCGATTATGAGGTAAGCATCCGAAGAGCCGAACTTCAACTTCATCAATCCAGTTGAACGTTTATTCTCATAAAGAGACGAGAAATTTCTAACTATCAAACCTTCATAGTTTTCTCGTAAGAACTTTTCTGCATAACAGAAAAGTTCTTCAATACTCAAAGTGGTGTAGGTAGGAACTATTTTTATTTTCGAGGAGTAGATTTCTTTTTCAAGACTGTTCAACCTCAACAAACGTTTGTGCTGAGGTTCGTTGAAATCCACCTGGTCAAAGATGTGGAGTTCCATTTTCTCAAAACTTGAGTCAAGCGTTTTTCGCTTGTTTACGACGCTTACGATTTGCTCGAACTTCCAGCCGTGAACATAAAGTTCACCATCCCAAGTGCCAAAAGGTAAGTTCTGGCGAATTTCTGGAAGGAGATGAGGAACGGAAACAATTTGCTCTCCTGTTGAGGATAGCAGTGTGACGGGTTCGTTTGGGAGGTTCTTGGCGATACAACGAACCCCGTCAAGTTTTGGTTGAACGAAGAAGGGTTTGCTCCATTTTGCTAACCTTCCATCATCGAAGGGATAGGCTAGCATTACATTTCTGGGTTTACGCATAGTGCACCTCATAAAATTATGGGACTGCCGGCCCGAAAAAGGAGCGAGGGAAGGGAAGCTCGCTCCTTTCGGGAAATTTGTTTAGTTGGCCATGCTCTTGAGCTGGCGCAGGAGTTCTGCCTTCTTATCTTCGGGCAGAGTGCGCCACTTGGACAGGACCGCCTGGATGGGGTCGGCGGCAGAGCGACCGGCAGAAACGCCAGGCTTCCACTGCTGGGCTCGTGTGATGATTTCCGCATCGTCCAAGCCCTGGTCAAATCCCCTGCGGATGAGGGCCTGCAGGGAAATCTTCATTGACTGAATGGCGTTTTGAAAAACTACATTCTCGCCGAATAGCTTTACAGCTTCCTGGAGGTTCTCGCCGAAGTTGTACTCAACAGTAAGAGAGCGAGAGTTCTTCGTTGCGGTTACGGACGTTGCCATTTTAGGCCTCCTTTGGGTTGATGGTTTTTGGTTTGTTCCCTTCCATTGCCTTTGACAATTCCCGCTTATCAATTTTGCGGGGGTTTGTCAAGCGGAAAATGTATCATCCAATTGAATTGTGTCAATTTCCATGGCTTCATCCGGATTGGCTTGTTCATGGATGGTTTGGCATATTTTTTGCAATTCCGCTTGAGTAAGGCCTCGAAGTATATCCAACAACTCACTTTCTACTTTCTTGGGTTTTTCTACTCGAGGCTGTTTTACAATCGTGATTTTCACGCTTTTCCGTTGGAGCTCTTCGTAGCGAGCAGAAAGTTTCTTGTGCTTTTCTTGGAGCGTGAAAAGTTCTTTTCTCAACGGGTCAAGAAGTGCTTGGACTTGTTTTATGCGAGTCCATACCTGGCGCAATTCTTGTTCGAGGAGTTCTCTTTCTTCCATTTTGGGGTCTCCTGTGGTTGATTTTTCACCATAGTTCCTCAGCGCTGTCGGTGTTTTCGCCTACTGCTCGCGAGGAAATAGAAAAGATTTGTGCTAGATACCTAGCGCGACGTTCTGCTAGGTGTTGGAAAGTTTTCTTTCGTTGTCGCATTTTTTCTAAGGTGTCTAGAAGGTCCGTCACAAGTGCAACGGGATAACCATGAGGGATTTTGCCTGAACTTTTATGGCGGTCCAGATTCTCCCGAATGGCTTTTAGTTGGGTGTTCGTCAAAACGGCCATCTTATTCCTCCAAAAGATACAAAGCGTTTCGCTTGGCGCGTCTTCCTACCTGAGTTGCGTATTTAGAATCCAACAACTCATCATGTGCGCGTTTCCAGTCGTGTTTTTTGATAGCATCGATTGTGCGCACGAATTTGGAGAAGCGTGTTTTTCCCAAGTTGAAGAGAATGTCTATCAACGCGTGCTGGCGTTTTTCTGAAAGGGAATCGAAAAACGCCCGACCAAAGAGTTCTTGCGCATCCCTGATGGCAATCGAAAGGTCGTTGTGAAGGAACTCTCCGGCTTGCCTGAGGGAAATGCGGTCGCCGTGCTTTAAGTTGTCGGTTGGTAGAACTCGATGCCCGACGCCAACAGTCAACTCGCCAGCAGGGCATACATACACCTTTAGGGAAAGCCCTTCAAAAGCAAGAGTTTCTTCTTCCAATAAAAGAATGTTCATTGCGTTCTCCTTGTAAGGATGTAGTTTTCAATTACCTTCACGGCGGTCAACCAAGGGCCGAAAAGAGAGTTTTTGGTATAAACGGGCGTAATCACGAGGTCCCAGTCCCTACAATCGTCCAAGTCAGTTTCCGAAGGGTCGTTGGGGTCGATACAAGAAGAAGGCCATTCTGGAAATGGGTCCAGGCGAACAATAAAGGCGTTCATCTTTCTGAGAGCTTCATGCTCGTTCTTGAACCTCACATCATCGATGATAGGAATGGACTTCTTGTCGAGAATGTTTAGAGAAAAATCGTTGTCGTTTAGAAGCTTCTTCACCCAATAAGCAGGGTCTTCTTGGCGTTTCCTGTTACCGAAGGAAATTAGGTGCTCCCTGACGGTCTTGCCTTTTAGTTCCATCTTCTTAGCATACAATAAGTCAGGGCTTACATCTAGCTCTTTCGCCAATTCTATCCTCAATTGTTTAGCAAAACTGAAAGCTGTGCAGTAAAGCCCCAACGGTCTGGTGAGCGTCTCAATGAGGTCAGCAGTAGTGGTCTTCCCCACGCCGGCTTTGCCTGAAAAAGCTATCGGGACCATCAAACACTCCTTATGATTTGCGGTTAGTTTGTTGTTGTTGTTGGTGACCTTGAGTTCACGGGGAGATGTTCATCATGATATTACTCCTTATCGTATTTGTTCATGGTGAGGCTCCTGCCGAGCAGTCGCGAAGTTGGGCACAAGGTATTCCGGGTATAAGGCCTGGGAGATGATTGCATTGGTGAATATCTCCCACTCCACCAGCTTGTGGCCGTGGCGTTGCTTGATTATGTTCCGTGCAGTGGCATAGCTCATAGAGAGGATACGCTTCTGCAAGAACGATTGTGGAAGGTGACGGTTCACCCAGTCAAAATCCTTGGCGTCG